GCACAAACTCGTGGACCCGCCGATCCTGCTGCACGACGACGGTATCCTCGGGGGCGGTGCTACGACGATCCGCATGCAGCCCGGGGGCTTGAACCCCGGGGGCGTGAACCGCAACGGTCAGCAGATGATCCAGCCGTTCACCACGGGTGCCCGGGTGGACATCAACGAGCAGAAGATGGAGCAGCGTCGCATCGCCATCGACGATGCGTTCCTCGTGACCCTGTTCCAGATCCTCGTGGACACTCCGCGCATGACGGCCACCGAGGCGTTGATCCGGGCGCAGGAGAAGGGGATGCTCCTGACCCCGACGATGGGGCGCCAGCAGTCCGAGGCGCTCGGGCCGCAGATCGAGCGCGAACTCGACCTCCTGATGTTCCACCGCATCCTGCCGCCGATGCCGCCCGAACTCGTGGAGGCCGGGGGCGACTACGAGATCGTCTACGACTCCCCGATGTCCCGCATGGCTCGGGCCGAAGAGTTGGTCGGTGTGCAGCGCACCATGGAGTTGCTGGCCCCGTTTGCCCAGATCGACCCGAGCGTGCTCGACGTGTTCGACCGTGACGCACTGGCCCGTCTGACGGCCGAGGTGTCCGGGGTACCGACACCGGTGTTGCGCAGCCAGGAACAGGTCGATGCGATCCGGGCCCAGCGGGCTGAACAGGAGCAGATGGCCGCGATGGTCCAGGCGGCGCAGCCGATCGCTGGTGCCATGAAGGACGCGGCGCAGGCGAACCAGTTGCTGCAGGGCGCATGAACCTCAATCCCCTGACGCTCATCCGCGGCCGAGCCTACCGGGCCACGTTCAACAATCCACAGGGTCGCAAGGTGCTGGCCGACCTGCGGCGCTTTTGCCGGGCATCCGTGCCCACGGCAGACGTGAACAATGTCCAGACCACCTACCTCCTCGAAGGCAGGCGCGAAGTGTGGCTGAGGATAGTTGCACATTTGAACCTGACCGACGAGGACATCATCAACCTGATCGAGGAAGAAACCTGATGGAACGAATTGAATCACCCCGCACTGATGACAGCGCAATCGAGCAGGAAATCCGCGCCAAGGGGCTGACTGCGCCGCGTGTCACTCCAGCAGACATTGCCGCAAATATCAAGGGTATCGAGTACGTCAAACATGTATCCGCAGGCGGACAGATACTTCGATGGGCCGTCATTACCACCACCAGTGGTTATGCTGTGGTAGGACATCCGTCGGTTGCGGTAAGCCCTGAGAACGACGATGAGGAAATTGGCAAGAGGGTGGCAGTCGAGAACTCAAGGAACGCTTTGTGGCCTCTGATGGGCTACGCACTCAAAGAAAAACTCTCAACTTAACCAAGGATTCCCCAAATGACAAATGCTGCTGCCGCCCTGCTGGGCGATAACGGTGGCGCTGGAGCCGGTGCCCCCGGTGCTGGTGCTGCGCCTGCTGGTGTCGCACCCACGGCACAACCGAGTCCCGGCTCAGTCTGGACCGCTGCGTTCGACGAGGACACGAACGCCTACGTGAGCAACAAGGGGTGGAAGGAACCCCAGGACCTCCTGATGTCGTACCGCAATCTGGAGAAGTTTGCCGGTGGCGCCAAGAACCTCCTGGAACTGCCGCCCGAGGACGCCAGCCCCGAGCAACTCGACGCCTTCTACTCCAAACTCGGCCGGCCGGCGAGCCCTGACGAGTACGGCATCCGTCCACCTGAGGGTGCCGACCCGGAACTGACGAACTGGTTCAAGGGCACCGCGCACAAGCTGGGCCTGAGCGCCAAACAGGCGCAGGCACTCTACGGCGAGTGGAACGGCATGTCGGGCGCGATGCAGGAGAAACTCCAGGCGCAGCAGGCACAGGAGTCCGAGAAAGCCATCGGCTCGCTCAAGCAAGAGTGGGGTCAGGCATTCGACACGAACATCGGCGCGGGTCGCAGGGCCGTCGCTGCGCTGGGTCTGGACGCTGGAAAACTCGCGGCCTACGAGGAGAAACTCGGGACCGCCGAGATGCTCAAGCTCTTTGCGACCCTCGGGTCCAAGATGGGCGAGGACACCTTCGCCGGGGAGCGCGGGGAGGGTGGGTTCGGCACCACGCCGGCGCAGGCCAAGGCCCAGATCGCCGACCTAAAGCTGGACAAGGCGTTCATGGACAAGTACCTCTCGGGTGACAAGGATGCCGTGGGCAAGATGTCCCGGCTCATGGAGGCCGCGTATGCAGGCGGATGAGGTCCGCTTGCGTCTCATGGAGGTGCTGATCCCAGCGGCATCCAAGCATGGGATTTTCGGGGAAACGCAAACCATCGTGAACACTTGCACCCAACTCGAAAATTATGTGCTAGGATTACAACCAGCGGGGGAAGTACCGACCCCCGCTACCCGGAAAACACTGAGTCGGCCCGTCAGGACAACCGAGACTCAGATTCCCGGATTCCTTGACCCCACTCGTGGTGGATAAGTCGAACCAAGCCCTCGGTCACTTGTTTCAACTTTATTCGGAGTAACCACCATGAGTTTCCAAGTTACCACCGCATTCGTCCAGCAGTATTCGAGCAATGTCTCGTTGCTGCTGCAGCAGCGCGGTTCCAAGTTGCGCGATTGCGTGACAGTCGGTTCCTACACCGGCAAAGCAGCCAAGGCTGTCGAACAGATCGGCGCGGTGACGGCGCAAGCCCGAACCAGCCGCCACGCTGACACGCCCCTGATCAGCACCCCGCACGACGCCCGCTGGGTTTTCCCCGCGGACTACGAGTGGGCCGACATGATCGACGATCAGGACAAGCTGCGCATGCTGATCGACCCCACGAGCCCCTACGCCATGAACGGCGCCTATGCGCTGGGTCGTGCCATGGACGACCTGATCATCTCGGCCGCCCTGGGCACCTCGATGACGGGTGAGAACGGCTCCACCAGCACCGCGTTTGCCACCGCCACCCAGCAGATCGCCGTCGGCGGCACCGGCATGACCGTTGCCAAACTGCGTCAGGCCCGTCGCATCCTGTTGACCAACGAGGTCGATGTGGAGTCGGACCCCCTCTATATCGCGGTCACCGCGGTGCAGATGGACAACCTGCTGGGCACGACCGAGGTGACCTCCTCGGACTACAACAGCGTCAAGGCACTGGTGCAGGGCAACGTGGACACGTTCCTCGGCTTCAAGTTCATCCAGTGCGAGCGTCTCGGCGTCGACGGCTCGGGTGATCGGCGTTGCATCGCCTGGGCCAAGTCGGGCATGCACCTGGGCATGTGGAACGACATCAACACGAAGATCAGCGAGCGTGCGGACAAGTCCTACGCCACGCAGGTGTACGTGAAAGGGACCTTCGGCGCCACGCGCACCGAGGAGAAGAAGGTCGTTGAGATCATCTGCGATCTTTGATAAGGAGCACACGACATGGCAACAACCTACGCAACCGAAGTCGCTGGCTTTGGGACCACGCCCAACACGAAGCCCGATGGTGGCATTCACGGGGGTCGGCTCCGTCGCTTCCGCGCTTCGTTCCCGCTGGCGGCGCAAGCCTCTGGTGACGACATCGTGCTGGCCAAGGTGCCGGCCGGCTACCGCTTCGCTTTCGGTATCCTCAACGCTTCGGCGACGATGGGTGCCTCGGCAACGGTGGCCATCGGTATCGCTGGCGCCACGGGCAAGTACCGCGCGGCTGCGGTGTTCACTGCTGCAGCCCCCACGCTGTTCGGTGTCAGCACCGCCGCCGACGATGACGCCCTGACAGCCGAGGAGACCGTGCTGCTGACTGTCGGAGTTGCCGCGCTGCCCGGCTCCGGTACGGGATACGTGGACCTGTACTTCTCTGGCCCGTGATGAACCGGGGACTTCGGTCCCCGTTTTTCCAAAGGAACCACCATGGCAAAGAAGTTTGTTGACGCTGCAGTCGGGACCGAGCAGGAAGCAATGACCCTGCAAGACGGCTCCGCGCTGACCCTGACCAACACGGTTCGGGTGCTCTACGACGACACGCTGGAGAAGGGTGTCATCGCGGTCCAGCTTGAGCGGATCAAGAACGCGATCTTGCGTCTCGAACCCCAGTAACGCGGGGACTGAACGGTGCCGTCCGTCATCGACCTGTGCAACAGCGCTCTGGACAAAGTGGGTCAGGGCGCAATCACGAGTCTCTCGGACGGCACCAAGTCAGCCAAGTTGTGCAATCGCAACTGGCCTCTCGTACGCGATCGGGTTCTGCGGTCACACCCGTGGAACTTTGCAGTCAAGCGCACTACCCTCGCCGCCAGTGAAACCGCCCCGACTTGGGGGTACACGGCCAAGTTTCCCATCCCGACCGACTGCCTCCGATTGATCGAGGTCCGTGACCTCTCGACCGACGAGTTCCAGATCGAGAACGGGCACATTCACGCCAACGCCACGGTCCTCTACATCCGCTACATCTCGCGCATCGAGGACCCCAACGTCTACGATGCCCTGTTCGTGGACACGGTGGCCACGCGCCTTGCCGCCGAACTGAGCGAGGCATTCGACCAGAGCACCACGAAGAAAAAGGCGCTGCTGGAGGAGTACGACGCCTTCCTCGACGATGCGAAGCGGGCCGATGCGCAGGAGAACCCGCCTGCCGCCTACGAGGAAGACGACTGGATCAAAGTGAGGTACTGAGATGGTCGCACCCGCTCAGACCTCGTTCAATGCCGGCGAGTTGTCGCCCCTGCTCAAGGGACGCCCAACCCTCGACAAGTACCGCAACGGCTGCGAGACGATGGAGAACTTCATCCCGCAGATCCAAGGGCCGGCACGCAAGCGCCCCGGAACCCGGTTTGTGGCCGAGGTCAGGGACGCCGCAGGCGCGGCGCGCCTGCTCCCTTTCGAGTACAGTACCACTCAAGCCTATGTTCTTGAGTTCGGTGATCTCTACGTTCGGTTCTACCTCGACGGGGGTGTGGTGGAGTCGAGCCCGGGGACCCACTATGTGGTGGTCAGTCCCTACACCTCCGCGCAGGTCGGCTCTCTGGAGTACGCTCAATCGGCTGATGTGATCTACATCACGCACCCCGACCACCCTCCCTACAAACTCGCCCGTGTCAGTGCCCTGTCGTGGACCCTGACTGCGGTCACGTTCGCCTGGCCCCCGTTCAACGACGAGAACACCGGCACCACGACGCTGACAGCCTCGGGCCTGACCGGGGCCATCACGCTCACTGCGTCCGCGAGTCTGTTCGTCGCTGGTGATGTGGGGTCGTACTTCAAGATCAGTGAGGTCAGCGCCTCGAAGTACAACCAGTGGACCACGGGCGTCGCGTACCTGGTCAACGACATCGTGTATTACCAGGGCAACATCTACCAATCGGGCACCGCTGCAGCAGCCGGCACCCGGCCCCCGATCCACACGACTGGTGCCGAGAGCGATGGCGCCGTGACCTGGACGTTTCTACACGATGGTGCCGGGTACGCGCAGGTCACCGGGTACACCAGCGCCACGGTGGTCGACGCCACGGTCATCAAGCGCCTGCCGACCACCAGCGCCACGACCCGCTGGTCCGAGGGTGCCTGGAGCGCACGCCGGGGCTACCCGCATGCCGTGACCTTCTATGAGGATCGCCTGTGGTTCGCCGGGTCGGCCTCCAAGCCCCAGACCCTGTGGGCCTCGTGAGCGGGGACTACGAGAACCACAAGTACGGCACCAACGACGACGATGCGTTGAACTACACGATCAACACGCAGGACATGAACACGATCGAGTGGCTCGCGCCGACCAAGGTGCTGGCGATCGGCACGGCCAACGGCGAGTTCACTCTGAGTGCCACCCAGATCAGTGACCCGGTGACGCCCACGAACGTGAAGATCACGCCGCAGACCACCTTTGGCAGCGCAGCCGATGTGAAGCCCTTGCGCGTGGGCTCGGTGATCCTGTTCCTGCAGCGTGCGGGGCGCAAGCTGCGCGAGTATGCCTACCAGTTCGACACCGACTCCTTTGTCGCGCCGAACATGAACGTCCTGGCCGACCACATCACCGAGTCCGGGGTGCTCGAACTCGCGTACCAGCAGGAACCCAGCCAGATCGTCTGGGCACCGCGGACTGACGGGGTGCTGACCGGCATGACCTACGAGCGCACCGAGGATGTCGTGGGCTGGCACCGCCACACCATCGGCGGCGGCATCGTGGAGTCGGCTGTGACCGTCCCCCACTGGGACGGGGATCAGGACGTCCTGTGGCTGATCGTGCGGCGCACCATCGACGGATCCACGGTGCGCTACGTCGAGTACGTCGAGAAGTACATGACCGACGAGTATGCGTTCTTCGTGGACTGTGGGTTGACCTACGATGGCTCCCCGGTCACGGCGATCAGCGGACTCGATCACCTCGAAGGCGAGGAGGTCGCGGTGCTGGTTGATGGCGCAGTGCATCCGAACCGCACGGTGTCTGCCGGCGCGATCAACCTGCAACTTGCCGGGTCCGTGGTCAACGTGGGTCTGCCCT